ATGTATTGGCGGTGCGGCAACAAGTCAGCATTGCAGCGGTGAAGCAATTGATATTGATATGGACGGGTCACCAAATAATGTGACAAATAAAATGATTTTTAATTATATTAAAGATAATTTGGAATTTGACCAAATGATTTGGGAATTTGGGAACGATAGCAACCCCGATTGGGTTCACGTTTCCTACGAAAGCACAGGGAAACAAAGAAAGCAAGTTTTAAAAGCATATAAAGAAAGCGGAAAAACACACTACAAAACCTATTAATGACAAACACAAACCTAAAAACAAAACGCCGCAGACTATTTTTTGACATTGAAACTTCACCGAACATTGGTTTGTTTTGGGAAGCAGGGTATAAAAAAAATATAGATTATTCAAACATAATTCAAGAACGTGCAATTATTTGTATCTGTTATAAATGGGAAGATGAAAAAGAAGTTTATTCGCTTAATTGGGACGCAAAGCAGAATGACAAACGTATGCTTGAACAGTTTATTGAGGTTACAAATATTGCTAACGAAATGGTCGGTCACAATGGGGACAAATTTGACTTGGCTTGGATACGAACAAGGTGTTTGTTTCACGGTATATCAATGTTTCCTAAATATACAACCATTGATACGTTAAAAGTTGCCCGTCAAAAGTTTAGATTTAATTCTAATAGGTTGAATTACATAGCTGATTTTTTAGGTTTAGGTCAGAAAATAAAAACAGAATACAGTCTTTGGAAGGATATACTTTTGCGCAAAGACAAAGTTGCAATGGAAGCAATGATAAAATATTGCAAAAAAGACGTTGTTTTGCTTGAAAAAGTTTTTAAATTGTTAAACAATCATATTGAACCAAAAACGCATTATGGCGTTATATTTGGCGAAGACAGGGGAACGTGTCCCGAATGTGGGTCAGACGATTTGATTAAAAATAATAAAGTCGTGACCGCAACAGGATTGACCCGAATTCAATACAAGTGCAAAACTTGTAATAAATTTCATTCTAAAACCGACAAATAAATGAGCAAAATTCTATATACTATTATTGACGATTTGTTGGCGCGTGAAGACAAAGGAATAAAAGAATACGGAAAAACAATGGATAGGTCGGATTTGACCGAATTGGATTGGTTGCAGAATGCCTATGAAGAAGCTTTGGATTTAAGTATTTACTTAAAAAAACTTATAAATATTAAAAAAAATGAAAATGCCAAAAGGTTTTAATAAATGGACGCTTCAGCAACAAGAAGAATATTTTATTAAAAGACTTCAGGAATTGTACGATATTGAAAGCGACTTGAAAAGAAATTTGGCAAAGATTCGCGGGGGAAATAGACTGAATTTTAGTGAAATAGAACGTCCGGACGAAATACTTTTAAAAGGTTTATAATGGAAGAACAAAAACCACATATTGAACCTGAAGTTTCTGAAGAAGCCATTGAATGGGAAGAAGCGGAAACAACTACGCGTGGCGATTTAATTAGCTGCGCGTATTATGCTTATAGCACAGTTGAAGACATTGATTTGACGTTGCTTTCAAGAATAGAAGCAAACAAAATACGTCGTATTAAAAGACAATCATTAGACATTATTGCCGAAGTTATTGGTGAAATGCACGCCGAAATATTTGATTTAGGCGACGAAGAATAACCGCTTATCAGTTTATTTTACCATTTATCCATATATTTTTTGGATTGTATTGTGCATATTGTGTATATTTGTGTTAACAAAACCAAATAACAATGACAATTACAAATGAAACAATTGGCGAATTGTATTTAAAAAACACAAACCGCGCCGCAGATTATGCAGGTGCATTGGGATTCAGTCGTGGAACTTTAAGTTTAATTTTAAAGTATGTCAAAGAAAATGACATTGAACGTATTGAAAGCCTTGCACACGAAGCATTAGAAGAAATTGAAAACGTATTTATTAAACATCAAATAAATTTATAATGAATCATTTACACGAATTGGACAAACTTCGTAACAATGTTAGTTACTGCGAATGGCTTTTTGATATTAGCACCGCATCAAATGCACGTAAAAGGTTGGAAATGGTAAAAAATGCACGTCAAGATTTAAAGGAATTTAAAGCAAAGTATTTCCCGCATTTATTAGTTCAGCCAAAAAATCCATTCCCGGCAATACCTTTTATTTCAATGTCAGAATGGACAGAAAAATTTGAAGAATACGGAGATATGTATTAAATTTATAAACCTAAAACAAACCTATGAAATTAGTAAAAATTCAGGCAGAATTAAAAGCGCCCAAAGGACAATTAAACAAATTCGGCAATTATCGTTACCGCAGCGCCGAAGATATTATTGAAGCGGTAAAACCAATACTGCATAAAAACGGTTGCGCGTTAATTATAACCGACGAAATTGTGCAGGTCGCTGACCGCGTATATGTAAAAGCAACGGCGGCAATATTTGACCAAGACAATATTGACTTTCAATTTACTGCGCACGGTTGGGCGCGTGAAGAAGAAGTAAAAAAAGGAATGGACGCCGCACAAATAACAGGGTCAGCTTCTTCGTATGCCCGCAAATATGCCCTAAACGGACTGTTTGCAATTGACGATACCAAAGACGCAGACGCAACAAACGAACATAAAGACGAAGTCGGCAATGACAGACGTTTATATTTATTAACTTTGTTGGAATCCACGACATACGAAGAACAGGCAAAAGAAAAGTTGGCAGTTCGTATTGAAGCAATAACAACAAACGAATCATACGACAAAGCTTTATTAAACCTGCAATCAAACCAAATACAGGACAAAGACCGTATTGCAATGGGTATGAATTACAATCAAACAGACATTAAGAAAACAACAAAAAGAAAATAATGCGCGAATATACCATTGAAGAATTAACGAGCAAAGCGGAACGAATGTTGGACTTTTTACAAAAGCCATTGCCTAAAAATGACACGCCTGATTATCACGATTCATTAATTAAACGTTTAGATACTTTAAATATTGCAATGACACAATCAGGGGAATACAGAACCGCCGCAGAATATAAAATTGAATGCGTTATTGACGGGGAAATTGGCGACAAAATCGGGGAAATAATGGACGGTAAACTTGCAACGTCAACTGTCAATATGTGGATAAAAAGCAAGGCGCGCGAATGGTCAAGATTGAAGAACGCATTTGACAGAATAAACGCTTCTTCAGTTCACCAAATAGACGCCATTCGTTCAATTCTTAGTTGGGAAAAAGCCAAAATAAATTTATAAAAATGAAACAAGAAACCTATCAAGATTTAGAAATTGGATTGCAAAATTTGCTTCCAATGGAACGACAAATGTTATTAGCTGAAGTGTACCATTATTGTTGGTATGCACCTGAAGCTTATACAGAAATAAAAGCATTCTTAAAAAAGTGGGAAAAAGAATGTGAATTTAAAGCCGTATTTTTTAAACAGGAATCAGAAGATTCCACAAACCAAATATAAAATGTCAGAAGTAAAAAAAGAATCAATCGGTGCTTGGAAACGTACAACACCAAAGGGCGAAGTAATTAATTTCACAATAAACGGTCAACGTTATAATATGTGGGTAAATGGTTATAAAGACAAACCTGCGCAACCTGATTTCAAAATATATGAAGACAATTACGTTGCACCAACAGAAACAAAACCACAGTCAAAAACGGATTTTAAACCATTGTCAGAAGACGATTTATTTTAATTATGAATGAAGAACTTAAAAACGAATTGGTGCAATGTTATAAAAACAGTTTGTCAAGCTTAAAAATGATACATAAAACATTAGTAGGTGCGAAAGTTATAACAGAAGATTTTGCAGTTAGTAAAGGCGCAACAGACATTAAACCGCACAGATTGATTGAATTAGTACAGGACGTATTTGAAGCTGACGTATTAGCTAAGAATAGGAAACAGGCTACAATCTTTGCCCGCAAGGCAACGGCATATATTTTAAGAAAATATACACAATTGTCTTTGAACGAAATTGCGCCCTTAATTGGTGTCGGCGACCATACAACAGTTATTTACAATATTCAAACTGCTTCAGATTTAATTGATACCGAAGATTGGTATAAAATAAAAATTGACCAAATTGAAAAAGAGATTGAAAGTTTCAATAACTTTGTAAGGAAATAAGTAAATGCGTTATGGTACAACGTAGTTAAAAATATATTGGGTCAACGGATTCACGGCAAGTACCATTTGCCGAAGTCCCGCGACCCTTTTTTTATTATGGCTTCATATTTTTTAAGAAAAAATGACAGAATCTTTTTAAAATCAATAAATTATTGCGTTTATTGTGGTTCAGATGAAAATTTAGTAATTGACCATATATTTCCAAGAAATAAAGGTGGTTCAAATAATTTAGATAATTTAACCCGTGCTTGTAATAAATGCAATTTATATAAGTCAGATTTTACAATTGAAGAATTTTTAAATAGAAATAAAGAAAAAAGAAAAAAAAGTTTTAATACTGTAATACATTGTATATCAATAATATATAAGTATAAAGAAAAAAATACACCTATTATAAGTAAATTTCAAGATATATTTATAAGATTAAAAAAAGAAAGACAAAATCATTCATACTATTCAAAGGTTATTGGTAACATTATTAAACAAAATTATAAATTATTATAATGGCAAAAGACCCCGCAGTTCTGTTTTATACAAGCGACTTTTTAAGCGGAACTTATACAATGAGTGATGAACAGGTTGGTAAATACATTCGTCTTTTATGCTTTCAACACCAAAAAGGCATACTAACTGAAAAAGATATGTTAAACATATGTAAAACATATGATGAAGACATATATTCAAAATTTGTAAAAACTGAAGAAGGTTATTACAATGAAAAAATGCACAATGAAACGGTAAGGCGTAAAAGTTATACTGAAAGTCGTAAAAATAATAGACTTAAACCTAAAAATGACAATCATATGAATAACATATGTGAAACATATGATAAACATATGGAAACTGAAACTGAAACTGAAACTATAACTGAAAATACAATAATAAATTATAAAGAAGTATTTTTATATAAAATTGAACCTTTTAAGGGTTTATTGGGGGAATCATACCAAGAATTTATTGATTATTGGTGCGAATCTTCAAAAAGTGGTAAATTGCGTTACCAAGCAGAAAAATTTTTTGACGTAAAACGCCGGGTTAATACTTGGCTTCAAAACAAATTAAAGTATGGAAATACAAAAAATACTGACCCAACCGCTTCAAGTCGCAAAAGAATGCAAGACTTACAAAATTGGGTTAATAGCTAACGAAGACCTGCCAATTGTTGAAGCTTTTAAAGGCGACAAATTAAACTTGGCTTCACCTGTAATTATAAGGGAAAATTTAGCCTATATTTTTACATTAATAGGTTTAACCCGTTTACCGGACAAAATGGAATTGGAAGTTATTGAAGATTATATTCGTACAACTTACCCATATTTTACGGTGCAGGAAATGCGAATTGCTTTTAAAATGGCAGTTCAGGGTCGTTTTGAGTGCAATACAGACCACTACGAAAAGTTTTCACCAAAGTATATATCCCAAATAATGAACGCCTACAAAGCCAAAGCAAACGAAATACGCAAGAATTTACCGCCGCCACCTGAAGCGCCTGTGAAACAATTAACAGACGAAGAAATTGTTGAATTTACAAAAAACGATTGGCTGACAGGTAAGCGTCAAGACTTTAACCGGGTTTTTAATGCTGACAAAGTATTTTCAATCCTTTTAAAACAAGGTAAGTTGAAATTTACACCTGAACAGATATTGGAAACAATTAAGGTTGTACGTGAAGACAACTTATACAGACTTAACAGGTTGAATCCATTGGAAGCCAAAGAGTTTACCAAAAGGGTTAAAAACGAAGACTTTATTGAATCACAATGTAAAAAATTAGCATTAGTCAAATATTTTGAAAATTTATCAAATTAAATATACGCACTACGGTATTTTAAAATACTGTTATACAGACAATTTTATTGACTTTTATTTGAATTATCCTGAAGTCAAAACCAAAGAAAACCGATTACTATTTACAAAATCATTTTATGAAAAAGTGCAACAGGTGCAAACAGAACTTGGATTGGGACAAATTCAGGAAGGACAGACGTAACGCTGACGGGTATTATGGTTATTGCAGAATATGCAGTAAAGAAAAAAGCGAAATATATAAAAACAAAATTAAAGAAGGCACAATAAAAGCATTTTAAATGGACATATCGGCAAACGATTTAACAAAATGGGCGAAGACAAACCTTGAATTAATTGGTTGGCGTTTAAATAGGGTTAACAATATACCATTTGGAAAACGAAAAGGTACAGTTCAAAAAGGTTGGGCGGACATACAAGGTTATACTGAAAAAGGGGTTTATGTGGCAATTGAAATTAAAAAGTTAGGCGACAAATTAAGCAAAGAACAAAAGAAACGATTAAAAGATATTTTTGAATGTGGCGGGATTGTCTATATTTGTACTGAAGTGGAAAATAAACCTGCTTTAATTGAATGGTCAAAAATGAAATTTTAGCTGAATTTTGGGACTTAAAAGAAGTCAACGAAGCATTTGGCAAAATGCAACCCGAAGAATTGCGGTATGACCTGAAGGCAGAAGTTTTTTTAGTTCTTTGTGAAATGGACGAACAAAAGTTGGTTGGTATGTACGAACGAAACGAATTAAGATTTTATATTGTACGTACAATGCTAAATATGATTAAAAGCGACAGAAGTACATTTTATAAGAATTACAGAAACCATATTGAATTTGTTGCGTCTGATTTGAACAGAGAAATTAAACGTATAAATGACGAACCAACGGATTTGATTGATAAATTGGAAAAGAATTTGGAAGGTTTACATTGGTACAATAAGGAAATATTAAAACTATATGCAATTGATTTTAAAAAGAATGCAAAAGAACTAAGCAGAAAAACAGGCATTCCATATATGTCAATTGTCAGAACTATAAATAAAACTAAAAAACAAATGAAACAAAACATACGCAAATGATTTTATCAATTTTAACCGCAGTCTGTGCATCACTATTTATTAACGATATACATAACCTTCCCTTTAAATGGAAGGCGAATTTCAAGCCATTTAATTGCGGAAGTTGCTTGGCTGCGTGGCTTGCACCAATACACTATTTCGCACCTGAATTGATACAAAATATTACTTCGTGCTTATTTATTGCCGGATTTTTAGCACCTGTTGTTTCAAAATTAATATGGAATTTATGGAAATAAAACAAGAACACCGCGACTTTTTAGACGCTAATATTAACAATTACGAAAGCGCGCAAAATGGATATATCCGAAATTTGGATTTACCCGAACTTCAAATGTACGAACACATTTACCGTTTGTATTTAGACCCTAATTTTTTATTGTCTGTTTGGTGCGGCGCTTGTAAGTTTGATATGATTATGCGTTTATACAATTGGTATGTGGCGCAACCTAAACAAGTTGAACCTAAACCAATACGTGAACAATTTGAAACGGTTGTAAATGCAATTGAAAAAGAAATAAAAAAACGAGGACGTAAACCCAAAGCAAATGGCTAATTTTATACACCCAACCGCCATAATTGGCGACAACGTTATTTTAGGCGACAACAACTACATTGGCGCTTTTTGTATTATAGGCGACCCCGCAGAACATAAAAAGTATTGGAATCAAGAAAAGGGCAAAGTAATTATTGGAAACAATAATATTGTTACCGGATTGGTTACAATTGACGCCGGAACTGAAGTGCCAACCATTATTGAAGACGGTTGTTTTATTATGAAACACGCGCATATCGGTCACGATTGCCGCATTATGAATAATGTTACAATAAGCTGCGGCGCAAAGATTGGGGGTCATTCAATTATTGGCGAAGGTTCAAACATTGGATTGAACGCAGTATTGCATCAATTCAGTATAATAAAAAGGGGTTGTATGATTGGCGCAAGCGCTTTTTTCAAAGGTGAATCAGAACCCGAAATGAAATATGCCGGTGTACCTGCAAAATATCTTTCACCAAATATAAAAAAATGAACGAATTTGATAAATGGCGTGAACGCTACGATACAATGACAATTGATGAACAAATAGTTTATCATAATGAATTAGAAGCTCGTTATCCTGAACAAAATCATTATAACTATGATAACGTAAAGGAAGCATTATTGCTTTGTAATAAACCAATAGTTTTAGAATTTGGAACTTGGAAGGGCGATTTAGCTAAACAAGCTATGCAAGACTTTAACATATTAGATTGGTATGGGATAGAAATTTGCGAAGCTGCAATTCGTTCAACTAAATGCAAAGAAGTTAATTATATTAAGCCTACAAAATTTGATTGGTTTAAAGATAAAAGAACAATAAAAGCCGATATTATCATAGCAACACATTTTATTGAACATTTAAGTAACGACCATTTTAAACAATTAGCTAAATATTGCAAAGGGGTTAAATATATTCATTTTGAATCCCCGTTGACAAACGACGGGAATAATTGGGTTGGTTACGAGGGTACACATAAACTAACAATAGGTTGGAATAAAATAAACGAAATAATGAAACAAAACGGATTTAGTTTAATTATTGATAAACCTGAAAGCAAAACCTATGACCAAACTTGATTCAAATATTAGAAAATGAATATAGCCGTAATTTTACTAAACCTAAACAGAAACCATTTAGCAAAACGCGTTGTTGACCAAAATTTTAAAAATGCGGGACACAATGCGGATTGTTTTTTGGTTGACAATGGCAGCGACGAAGTGCCGTATGACATTTACAATTGGACAAATTGCAATGTTTCAACAAAGAAACGCGGTATTGCCGCAGGTGTTAACGCCGGTTTAAATATGACACGCGCATACGACGGGGTATGTATATTAGCAAATGACATTCTTTTACCTGATAATTGGTTGTCAAATTGGGTTATGTTTGCAGAACGTGTGTCAAAAACGGGCATTATTGGCATACATTGTGTTGAAGATTTGCCACCATTGGTTGACGGAATTCATAAAACACACGTGCCATTTGGCAATAATTTTATAACAAGGGAATTGATTGACGCTATTGGCGGTTACAATACAGAATACGACCCGTATGGAATGCAAGACCGCGATTATGCCGAACGCGCAATAATTGCAGGATTTACAAATTATTACATACCTGATTTACGTTCTGAACATATTGGACACGACGTCGGAAACAATACAGAATACAGACAAATGAAGGACGAAAGTTTACAACGCGCACAGGCAGTTTGGGAAAAATACCAACCAATTTACCATACAGAAAAAAAACTTTATGCGGATTTTAGCAATAACAAGTAAAACAAGCGGGGTCGCTTACCATAGAATTATTATGCCAATAGTCAATATGCAAAAAGATTATTGTTTAATGACTGACACAATAAGCGAAGAAACATTTGAAGGCAATTACGATATTGTCGTTATGAATAGAATGCTTGCAAACATAACACCCGAACAAATGGACGCTTGGCGTACAAAGTACGGTTTTAAATTAATTGTTGACAATGACGACTATTGGTATTTAGACCCTTCGCACATTTTACACGAACGATATGTTTTAAATAATGTTAGTCAGCAAATTATAGATTGGATTCGTATTGCCGACCTTTGCACAGTTACGCACGAACGATTAGCTGAAGAAGTAAAGCCATACAATACAAATATTGAAATTGTGCCAAATGCTATTCCATACGGCGAAGAACAGTTTAAGGATTTTAAAAAAGATTCTGACCTTGTAAGGTTATTTTGGTCAGGTTCGGGAACGCACGGCAAAGACTTGGAAATATTACGTAACCCAATGAAGCGTATTAATTTTCCTGTACGTACAATAATTGCCGGATTCAATGAAGGCGAAAAGCCAATTTGGGACGGAATGATTTGTGCATTTACAAACGGATTGAAACTAAACCCAACTATTTACAATTTTAATCAGGTTACCGAATATATGGCAGCCTATGCGGATTCAGATATTTCATTAATACCATTAATTGATTCAAAGTTTAATTCAATGAAGTCTAATTTGAAGGTACTTGAAACCGCAGCAAAGAAAAACCCCGCCATTGTCAGTAACGTACACCCGTACAAAGGATTTTATCCCGCCTGTCACGTCAATAGTCAAAAGGATTGGTACTATTGGATAAAACTATTAACCAAAGACCCTGACGCCCGTAAAAGCTACGGAAACGCTTTATACGACTATTGCAATAAGAACTTCAATTTACACGAAGTAAATAAACACCGATTCGCTATTTACAATAAACTAATTAGCAATGCCGGTAATTAAATGTTCAAATGGGAAATATAGAATTGGCAACGGTTCTTGTATATACCAAACAGAAGAAAAAGCGCAAAGCGTATGGGCGGCAATACGTGTTTCAATGGTTGACAGTTACAACGACTACCCACAGGCAGCAAGGGTAAACGCACAAAGAGCAATAAACATACGAAACCAATACGACCGCAATTGCGGAACGCCTGTTGGTTGGGCGCGTGCAAACCAATTAGCAAAGGGCGAAAATATTACAAGGGACACAATTGCAAGAATGTCGTCTTTTGAAAGGCATAGGGAAAATTCAAAGGGTGACCCAAAAACAGATTGTGGCGCTTTAATGTGGTTGGCTTGGGGTGGCAACGAAGGTGTTGAATGGGCGCAAAAGAAGCTTAAACAAATAGATGAAGAAACACACTAAAATTTATCTTGATTATTTTGGCTACGGTTTAGAAGACTTTATTCCCTGCGAAGTATGCGGACAAAGAGCAGTTGACATTCACCACATAGACGCACGGGGAATGGGGGGAACTAAAAAAGAAGATACGATTGACAATTTACAGGCTTTATGCAGATATTGCCACGTTGTTATGGGGGACACAAAGACACATTATCAATATTTAAAGGACATTCACAATAAGTTATTAAATGGCAAAGGTTAAACAAGACAGTCGCAAAGTATCATTTGGAAAAAGAAAGCGCGGACACGCTAAAAAGAGTTTCAACAAACACAGTCCAAGACCAAAAGCTTACAAAGGTCAGGGACGTTAAAACTGTGTTCAAACTGTGTAATTATGGCAAAAAATATATCAGGTTTAAAACCATTCAAAGCGGGCGAAGATTCAAGACGCAACTTAGAAGGGCGACCAAGAAAATACGTTAGTCTATTAAAAGAACAAGGCTACAAATTAAACGAAATAAACGATTCAATACAGGCATTGATGTCAATGACGCCAAAGGAATTGGAAGCGGTGACAAAGAACCCGGAAGCAACTGTACTTGAAATGACTGTTGCAAAGGCAATCACTAAGTCAATGAATAACGGAAGTCTTTATTCAATGGACACCTTATTGTCCCGTGTTTACGGTAAACCAAAAGAACAGGTTGACGTTCAACAGGATTCACGAATTGAAGTTGTATTTGTTGACGGCAAAACCATTTTGTAAATAGATTACAAAGTGCATATCTTTACATTATGCGCATAGAACTTCCAACACCACATATTAACCAAAGGCAAATATTGGATTCCAATAAACGCTTTATTGTCGTTATGTGCGGACGTCGTTTTGGTAAGTCAGAACTTTCACAGATACTTGGAATCACAGAAGCATTAAAAGGCGGGTCAGTTGCATACGTTACACCGACATACGGATTGGCACAGGTATTCTTTGAACGCCTGACAAAGACATTGCCATTTAAAAACAATATTTCAAAGCTTAAAATCTATTGTCCCAACGAAGGTTCAATTGAATTCTTTACAGGTGAAAGGTTGGATAACTTACGCGGTCGTAAATTCCATTTGGTTATTATTGACGAAGCTGCTTTTATTTCAGACCTTGAAGACGGTTGGTCAAATAGCATACGCCCAACGCTGACCGATTACGAAGGGCGTGCGGTTTTCCTTTCAACACCACGTGGCAAAAACTTTTTTTATTCCCTGTTTATGAAGCAGGGTGAAAATGATTGGCAAAGCTTTAAATTTAGCACATACGACAACCCGCACATAAACCCCCGCGAAATTGACGACGCCCGAATACAATTACCTGAAGTCGTATTTAATCAGGAATATTTAGCAGACCCCGCAGAAAATAGTGCCAACCCTTTTGGGAACGCATTTATTAGACGTTGCATTAAACCATTATCAGCGCAGACAATTGTTTGTTACGGGATTGACCTTGCAAAGTCTGTTGACTTTACTGTTA